GGCCGGCTGGAATGCCCACATCACCCTGGCCACGTCGAGCCACCATCGCTGGATGGCCCCGCCGCTCCCGGCCGACCTGGCGCTCTACGAACCGGAAGGAGGTGCTGCCCATGAAGCCGCCCGATGGCTACTACGTGATACCCGGCCCAGCCTGACCGTCCCGGCGTCGGGCTGGGCCGCCCTCTATGAATCGGACCCTTCGGCCGCCGGACGGTACGCCACGCTTCTCCGGGACCAGGGTGACGGGGCAGGTCGAGTCCCCGCATCCGGCGGCCTCACCGGTTACGCCACCTGGTACGCCACGGGCCCGGACTGCCTCTGCGCCGCGGCCGGGCCGGCGCTGCGCGTCGGCGCCTGGCGGGGCTCGACGGTGACGGTGAACGGGCTGCGCGTTCGACTCGTCGACGCCTGCTGGTGCATCGACCGTCATGGGCAGCCGACGCTGCTCGACCTGTCCGACGAGACCGTGACGGCGCTCGGCCTCGACCCGCGCCGCGGGGTGTACGCCGTGGAAGTCCGGCCGTGACCGACGACCGGACCATCTGTGAGTGCGGTCAGGACATGGACAGCCACGCTGGCGGCTTCGCCCTGCTGCACCATGACGAGGTCATCGTCGCCGAAGAGCGCGCCCGCATCGTGGCGGGGGTGGAGGCAACACCTGGACTCATCGGCCATGCATCGTGCATCGACCTCACCGCCGTCCTGCGCATCATCGAGGGATCCTCATGACCCACGTCGCCGCCTTCCTCCTCGGCGTCCTCGCGGGCCTCCTGGTCGGGCTGTGGCTCATCGCGCGGAGTGTCGGGACGCCGGAGACGGCGAGCGTGCCGCGGGACCCGCGCACCAAGGAACTGGCCGTGTTGGCAGTAACAAGTCGGGCGGGGCGCCGGTGGCCTATAGCCTATCGAGCTACGATTCCGGGGTGCAGCACATGACCCGTAGCGGTATCAGCGACGCGCAGGCGGACGCCCTCGCCGCCACTCGCTCACCGTATCTCGGCGAGCATCTCGGGACCATCGCGGGTCGCATGAACGGCCGACCGCGCGGCTTGGTGGCCCTGTTGCGCTGGTATGAGCGGGAGTGCTGGGCCTGTGTCCCCACCGATCTGCACAAGCGCGAACTCTGGCACGAGTACGTCAAGGTCACCGACGACGCGGGCAGCTACGCGAAGCAGGGCGGCGGATCGGTGCTCGGCACGCCCGCCTACAACGACGCCTTCCGCCAACTCCTCGAGGCGCCCCGCTCCGTCGACGATGACGGCTCCTTCCGCAACCCGGTCGCCGCGGCGCTCGTGAGCATGGAGGGCCAACCGTTCAGCGACGGCAGCCTCATGGCGAGCTACCTCCGTGCCGTGGCCTGCGCTGGCTTCACGTTCAGCGGCGTTGCGGACCGGCTCGGCATTCCGCCGTGGGTCAGTGCAACGTACACCGAGGCTGCGCTGGAACGGCTCTGGCGGGTGTTCCGCGTCGAGCCGAAGGTGCGGGTCATCCGGGAGGTGGCATGATGGCGAATGTGGATGAACCGACTCCTCGCTGGGATAAGATGCCGAGTGATCGAGAACTACTCGCGGCTCGTCGCACGCTGATGCGCTTTTCGTCTGCGCTCTTTCCTGTCGGCGTCCTCAGTGAACCAGCGAGCGACGTCTGGGGCGGTATCGTGGAAGCGCGCCGTATCCTGACCGTGGCCGTCAGTTGGCTGCGGGATTGGGACGAGGCGCGCTTCGGTCCCCTCTGGGAGAAGATGCTGGAGCAGGACCGTGGCTAACATGATGTACAACGTATTCCGACGCCAGATTCTGGGCAACGGCGAGGCCGTCTGGATTTACCCTGAGCCGCCGGAGAGTCGTTGGCGCCGCATTATCTGGCGGCTGCTTCGAAGGGACCGGCGTGTCTTTGTCGGTTGGCGTGACAAGGACACGGGCGAGCCGGTCACTGACAACTTTACGATCGACTGGGATGCCACTGGGCTGTTTAGTGTTCAGCTCGCCCCCGACACATCTGACGATGAGGCCCTTGCATGATGCCCTACAATGCCTCCAACGTAGACGTCCGCCTGCCGGGACTGACGGCAGGCTCCGGCACCGCGCGCCTGATGCCGTGGTTGCGCAAGCTGCGCGGTAGCCACCCCTTCTACTGGTAGGCGCGTTGTTCCGTTTCGTTGCCTGCCCGGCTGCGGCCCGCCGTCAATGGGCCGCATTACCTTTCGGTGACCGATGCTCCGACCATGTCTCGGTTACATCGACGAGATGGGGCGCGATCATCCCCACGGTATCCCGACTCGCAACAGGCGGTGCCCCGACTGCGCCCGCCGTTATGACCGGAAACGTCGCCCCTCCCCCGTCGTGCGGTATGGCCCCGGCTATCAGCGCCGGCATCGTGAGGCAGTGGAGGCGGAGTCGTGGTGCCACTGGCCAGGTTGTCGCTATGCCATCACGGCGTCCAATCCGCTGACGGCGGACCACCCGGTGCGCGTGGCGGATGGTGGCGATCCTGACCAGGTCCTCGTGCCGATGTGTCGGCGACATAACAGCGGGCGACGATAGCGGGGGGAGAGGGTCACCGCGAGAAAGACTGCGCTGGCCGGCGTACCCCACGCTAGCCACGCGCAGGCAGTGGCACATCGTCCTCCCGGCAGTCTGGAGTCTAACCGCGTGGCCCCACCGACGAAACCCATCGAGGCGAAGCGGCGTGCCGGGACGCTGCGCAAGGACCGCATGCCGCGGGGCGCGCTGACGATCATCGCGCCCGCGTCGCCCTCCCTTGAACCGCCGGCCATGCTCGGGGATGTCGGTGCGGCCGAGTGGCGGCACATCCTGCGGACCTGTGTCTGGATTGCGCCCTCGGACCTGACGCATCTCCGGCTCTATTGCCTCGCGCTCGACCGCCACTCGGCGCTGCTCGCGCTGCTGGCCGAGCAGGGCACCGTGCTCTACACCGACAAGGGCTACGCCTACCTGAACCCCGCCCAGGGCGCGCTTGCCACCACGGAGGCACAGATCACGAAGTGGCAATCGCTCCTTGGGGTGACTCCCTCCGACCGCAGCCGTCTCGGCGTGGCCGAGGTGAAGGCCCACACGAAGCTCGAGGAACTGGAGTACCGCCGCGCCGCAAGGGATGGCCGCCCCGCATCCTGACACCCGTCTCGCCCACCGCGATCCGGGCCGGTGACGGTGCCGAATACCGTGCCTTCGCCGATGCCTACGGCATCATCACGAAAGACAGTATCGCGGGACCGACCGGGCAGCCGCTCGCTCTGCGGCCGTGGCAACGCCAGCTCTACGATGCGACCTTCGCCCGCGATTCGCTGACTGGCCGCCGACTGCATCGCACGGCGCTCTGGGGCATGGGTCGGAAGAACGGCAAGACGGGTTCCCTGCCACCGATCGCCCTGAAGGCCCTCATGCTCGAAGGTCAGGGCGCGGAGATCTATTTCTGCGCCGCCGACCGGGAGCAGGCACGTATCGGCTTCGGGGCCACCGTCCGCACCGTCGAACTCCAGCCCGATCTCGCTTCACGGCTGAAGGTTTACCGGACCTCGCACACGATCGAGGACCCGAAGACAGGCTCGTTCCTCCGGGCGCTCTCGGCCGAGGCATACACGAAAGAGGGCCTGAGCCCGAGTCTCGTCATCGCCGACGAGCTACACGCCTGGCCGACCCGTGAGCTCTACGACGTCATGGCCCTCGCCATGGGTACCCGGATCGACCCACTCATGCTCATCGTCACGACAGCGGGTGTGCGGACCGACTCGACGGGCGGTGACTCCATCGCCTACCAGCTCTACCAGTACGGTGCCCGGGTCGCCTCCGGCGAGGTCGACGACCCGACGTTCTTCATGGCCTGGTGGGCGGCCCCGGAGGGCCGGGCGCTCGATGACATCGCTGCCCAACGCGCCGCCAACCCGGGCTATGGCGACATCCTCGATGCCAGCGAACTCGCGATGCAGACGCGCCGCGCTCTCAGTGGGGGCATGGTCGAGTCGGAGTTCCGCATCAAGCGGCTGAACCAGTGGGTCACAGGCACGACGGCGGCCTTGCCATCAGGTGCCTTCGAGGCCCGGAAAGCGTCACGCGTCGTCGGCCCGACCGAGCCGGTCGTGCTCTTCTTCGATGGCAGCTTCAATCACGATGCCACGGCGCTCCTTGGCGTGACGGTCGAATCCACGCCGCACCTCTTCGTCGTCGCCTGCTGGGAACGTCCGCTCGATGATCCGCACTGGCGGGTGCCCATCGATGAAGTTGATGCGAAGGTCCGCGAGACCTGCCGAGATCGGAAGGTCATCGAGTTGCCTTGCGACCCGTTCCGCTGGGCGCAACTCATGGAGCAATGGGAGACGGCCGATCTGCCGGTCCTCAAGTATGCGACCTCTTCGCCCTCAGAGATGGTGCCGGCCTGGGCGAAGTTCTACGACGCCGTGCTGGCGGGCAAGTTGACCCATGACGGCGATCCGCGCCTCATACGCCACGTCGCGAACATGACGTTGAAGATCGATCGGCTCGGCCCGCGCCCCGTCAAGGAGCACCGCGGCTCGCCGCGGTCCATCGACCTCGGCATCTGCGCCGTGGGCGGCTATGACCGGGCCACGTTCCACGCTGCCAATCCCCCTGCCCCACATCCCATCTTGGTTGCTTGGGCCTAAAGGCGAATGCCAATGACTCCTTCTTCGGCGCTCACATGGGCATGACCAGTCGCCTGCAAGCCGCCTGGGGCGCGCTCACGCGCAACAACTACCCGAACGTCAGCCTCTCGGAGTGGTCCGACTGGTTCACCT